GTAATTGACTGCATACAATATATCGCATAGTATATTTTTATTTACTAGTTTAAAATAGTTTGCATCTTTGAGTAAGTCTTCTATTGTAATAATCTTGCCAAGATTTTCCATTACAATCTCTGTACCTTGTTCATTGATGCTGTATACTTTAACAAGGTGTGGATTAAGTTTGCACAATGATTGATAATGTTTTAGCCAAGTGTTGGGATTTGTAATTACCAATGATTTAAATTGTTTGATAATACTGGATTGGTTTAATTGAATTTTACTTTTGAATGTCTCCAATTATACTAGTCTTCCGCCAAATCCCCATTTACGTTCTCTACAAAACCAACAGTCGTTGCAGTGTTCTTCAAATGTATAAACATTATCTTCTTCACAGCTTCTGGTCAATGGAAATATATCTTCTAGTACACCCAATGTAATATAGTGTTCAGCAACACCTTTTTTATCCACATTAAAAAGTGGTCGAGTAGTATTATCTTTCTTTATTTTGGTTTTAGTTCTGTCCAAATCTTTTACACCATAACTACCCGGAGTCGCATGATCTCCATCAAAAAGTTCGGGTGCATCTTCTGGATCAGGGTTAGCAGTTAACCCAGCAAATCTCATTTGATATAAATGAGCTAAACTATCGAAATATTCTTCTTGGTCACTGATATAATTTTCAACAGTATCACTTCTAATCATTTTATACTGATGCTGTGCAAATTTAATACCTGTTAGTTCTTCAATTTTACGCAATACTTTATCAGCAAAGATTTGCTGAAAGGGTTTAGTTTGTGCAACTGCTGTAACAGGATGTATAGTAATGTCGGGTCTTTCTTCTGCAACATATTTTGCTAGCATATAAGCAACAATAGCACTGTCAGCACCGCCACTAATCTTAACACCTATATCTTTAACACTGTCTGGAAGATCAATTTCCCAATCGTCTTGTGAATTTTTGAATAACACTTACTTCTCCATTATTAATTTTATATATTTACCCGGTCCGACTTTACTTGGTAAATCACCATATTGTTCTACATACCATTCAATTACTGCTTGATACCACAATTGACTGTTGTGGTGTGCTTTTTTATTAAACTGTGCTATGTTGTTGTTTGATGCTTCCATAGTAGATAAAGCTCTTGCGGCTTCTGTTTGCATCTCACGTAATGATAACTTATCTATTATTTTTCTCCGATTAGCATAAATCTATTGTATAGCCAAGTTTCAATTTCTCCCTCATACAAAATTTCTTTCAGAGGATACTTAGCTTTTGCTTCATTTAAGCCATTTACACAGTTTACATGTTGTTCGTTGCTAAAGTAATCGTTTGTTTGTAAACATACTAACATACCGTCAGGTAAATTATGAAACCAATCTTCGTTCATATGCTCACAACTGGTGTTTATAACTATGTTTGGTTTTATATTTACATTTACCATGTTGTGTTGTTGGTTAGCAATTTGTACATTAAAACTCTTGTTCTCATCATATGTTATACTGCCACAGTCTTTCTCAACACTTTTAAACTGCCATTTGTTATGATATTGTTCATAATTAAAATCATCTGCAATCTCGATACACTGTTGATCTAATTCTAAATTATAATAATTTGTAACTTTAAAGTTGTTGAAAATATTTTTAGCTACAGTAGCATACCAACCTCCATAATGTGCAACTACACCTAAATATGTGTTTGGAAAAACTTCATTTAATTGTTCGACCATCCAACATTTACTTTTCATTTGTCCTCTACTAAAATGATCATTTAGATTAGCACTTTTTTGCCACTTTATACTCCAACTACTAATTTTTCTAATATAATCATCATCGACACAATGTGAAATATATCTCAAAACTTTTCGATGATTAACATATTCATATCCAGTATAGTGGCTTAATAGAATATTTAAAAACTCATCAGTTAAATCAATTCGACCTCTGTCAATTTCACTGCTTATTAGGTCTTTTATATTCCAAATGTTGCCATGTAACATTGCATTGTAAATTCTTGTATATATTTCAAGTTGTGGATGATTGATATAAGTCAAATATTCATCTATACCGTGCATCCAATGTAAATTTTCTTTATATTGTTTTCCTTCAATATGTGAACCTGTTTCATGAAGTTGCGTCATCAAATACCTCCTTTAGCCAATCAAAGTCGTTGATATTATTTAGAATATCTTTTTTATTTCTGTATTCGTATCCAAAATCAGCACCTTGTTTTGCTCCTAATATAGCATATTCACCAAACTGTTTATCTTTGCCTTTGGTTTGCCAAACTTTTAATCTGTACTCATTATCAGTATTATCTGAGTCAGGAATAGCTGAACTAGCTAGTTTTGTACATTCTCGAAAAGCACTACGCCATGCATTAAATGGATCCGTGTTAAACGCTGTAATATTACTTATCTGATATTTTGGTACAAAAGGACATCCTATTGTAGTTGTCATGTCTACACTCCAGTCCTGTGCTTCTAACATTGCTTTGCGTGGAAACAGTTTAGCGCCGCCATAGCCATATAATAAATCGTTAACTGGATTTTGACTACGCCATACATACACACATTCACTTTCATATACGCCGGGCCATTGTTCTTTGTTTGGGTTTGGTCTAAACTTAAAATTAAACTGTTCATCTATTATAGCATCAGCATCGATTACATAAAAGTTTTGTGTTTCGGCTATTTCAGCCGCGGCTTTGTGGGCATCGAATATGCCTTTAACACCTTGCACACGTTTAGCTAAGGGTGCAAATAATTTTAATAGTTCAAAGTTATCATCAGCATATGGCTCATGATAGCTAATCTGAACAACATCTAACATTCAGTTCTCCGTAAGTTTATTGTACATGATATCTATAATTTGTCAATCATTCATATATAAAAGGATCTTTTTTACGTAGTTCCTCTAAACGTTTTTTTATTCTTTGTTTTTCTTTATATCTATAATATGGGTATAGTAAAAAATATTTTATTCTGCCAAACATACTTCTACTCCGTACTGTGAACTCCAACGCTGTGCATCTTCTCTAGTATTTACTAGTGGTTCACCTTTGATGTTTAAGCTGGTGTTAAGCAACATGGGACAATCTGTTAGTTCATACCAACGCTCTAACAGTTTTCTGAATCCTGTATTATCGTCTTTAGATACTGTCTGAACTCTGCTTGTGTCATCGTAGTGGACGATTGCTGGAAACGAAGTAGGATCTTTACACGTTGCTGTGTATTGCATATACGGACCTGTGAAGCCGTCGAAATAATCTGACGCATGTTCTTCAAGGATTGCTGGCGCAAATGGTCTAAATGACTCTCGTTGTTTAATGCTGTTAACAAGCGACTTGACATTATCTCCGCGGGGATCAGCAAGAATACTACGGTTGCCAAGAGCCCGAGGACCAAACTCAGCCCTACCAGCCGCAACGGCAGTAATTTTGTTGGTTTGTAGTTCGTGTATAACTTTTTCAACTGGATATTCTCCTTGTATATTGTGTCCCAAATATGGTCCGGGCCACTCTATGTGTTCGCTTTTGTGAGCAAGCACACAACCAATTGCACTGCCGGCATCACCAGGATTAGGCATGATCCATACGTTATCAAAATGTGTATGTGCAATTGGATTTGCAACACAGTTTAATACACAACCTCCTGTGAGTACCAGATTCTTTTTACGACCATTGGTGAGGTACGCTGTGTGTCTTATTAGTCCTAAAAATATTTCTTCGTATATACGCTGTACAGCGGCGGCTATATCTGCATAGTCTTGTACACTGTTTAGTAAAGGTCGCCAATTCATACAACCTCTGTGACAGTTGCGTAAAAACACAGTTTTACCGTCCTGCATTGTGGGCATCTTTAATATAAAATCATCTTTAATTAGTTTATAATGTTTATCAGGATCTCCCACAGCCGCCATACCCATGAGTATGTATTCATGTTCCTGTGGCTTTAAGCCTATACGCTGTGTCATGCCACTGTACCATATGCCTATGCTGTTAGGATAACTTTGACTCCATAGTTTTTTTAATTGATTACCTTCACCTGTCCATATGCTAATTGTTTCCCACTCACCTATACTGTCTATGCACAGTATTACGGCATCATCGAACGGACTGGTAAAGTAGCCTCCAGCCGCATGGCTGTGGTGATGTGTTGTTGTGCGTATGCGTGGCGGGTTTTTATACAGTTCACCGAGAACACTTCTTGGAGAAGGTTTAGTTAGTAGGTTGTACTGTTTAGCATATAACTGTCTTGTTTTCTTTAACCAGGGTCTTTCATAAAAGAAAATTTCATCAGGCATACCATGATATAGTGCATCAATTAATATACCACGATTAAGATTCTTGTCATTTTTTATTCTACTATATCGTTCTGCATGTGAGGCAAACATCAGTTGCTTGTTATCAAACACTGCTAAACTAGCATCATGTGCCATACCTGACCAACCCCATGTAATCATTTATTCTTCTTTTCCATATATCGTTGTACAACTGGCATTAACTGTTGATGTGTGTCATCAAACCATTTAGATACATGATAATCTACACGGCTAGGCGTTTGAATCTTTTTATCAACAGTATCCATCCATACAACATAATCAGGGTCTATTTGATCTATACTTGATTGTAGTTTACATCTTTTATCAACTACTACTGTCTTCTCTGTGCTAGCAATGCCATCTATGTATGCACGTAGGTCACCATCATAACTATCTTTGTTTACATATACTGCACCTATAAGTTCAGCAAATGGTTTTGCTAGTGTTGTTTTACCTGATCCTTCTTCGCCACAAATTAATATAATCATATTGTAAAAACGTTGTTTGGATTTGCATTGTCTATCAATTCCTGTGTACGTTCCGTTTTTAAACCAGTCATTTGTAATACTGCTCTAGGATGACTACTTGCATTAGCTGTACAATGAGGGACATTACTCCAGTCAAATATGTGTACGTCACCTGCTTTCCATTTATCATACATACAATTACCATACATATAAAAATGTCCTGGTGTCCAATCATCTAACATGATTGTAATACGCACAATACGCTCTGGATCGTCTGGACATCTATCCCACAGTTTATCAATGTGCATATTAAACATTTGTCCTGTCATCTGTATATGTGCTTGCCATTTAACTAAACTGACCCCATCACTTGTAAGTTTAAAGTAGTCCATCATTTTATACAGTGTAGGATAGTCTGACCAATTTGAAAAACTATTTTTATTAGTCAACATTAGACCTTTTGGATCACCACCGGCTTGTTGAATATCATATTCTTCTTGTGACAGCATTTCTGGATCTTTTTTCTTTTGTGCAAAATGTTTACGTGTTGCCCAATTTACAGGATGTGTTGCTTCTACAAGTCTGTCACGTTCTTCTTTCCAGTCGCCTTCGAATCTGCCTATTATATCAAACCAATCACCAGGCTGGTCTTGTATTGTATTATCAAAATGATATTCACTGTGTGCTACAGTCCAGTCCCAACTACTAGGATAATCATCAGGATTAGCTAGTGTTTTATTCCAATTGGTTTGATGTTTCATTTATATAGTATCCTTTTCTATATGAGGTACACTGCCATCAATCATATGTCCTACATCGTTTCTACGTCTATCTAGCCAACTATGCTCTACACTGTGTACATACTTTGCATTTGGATCTTTGTTAAGTATGTAGTGCAAACGTTCATTGGTATAATCTACAGGAATATCTAGTACGCTGTTAAGACTTTTGACATACTGATGTCTAAACATGTAAAGCAATTCAACACTTAAAAACGTATGTCGATACTCAATAATATCTTCGATCTTATTTAAGTAGTTATGCAAACTCTCAACACCACGCTTGCGTAATTGGTTTTGTGCAGTAATGTTTTGGTCTCTGCCAATAATGCCAACTTGCAAATTACCTTTTTCATTAAGCCTACGCAATACTTCTTTATAGTTAGGATACTTTGTATGTCTTACGCCGTCTTTGTCTTTATCAACATAAGGACCGCTAACACTTAGCACATAGTTCTCATGCTCTGTCCAGTTATATTTGTCAATGTTTTCAGGTGTATTCCAAATATCTTTGAACGGGGCATTGTCGTGATTAATCCAGTACTCACGCAGTAGTTGGTCCCAGCCATGCACATTACTGTGCATGGATAAGACTTTACTAAACACATGATTACCAGTACCTTGCGGGCCACTGATTACTAAAATGTTTGCCATTACTTTACTAACTCTGATTTGTATACTGCTTTGATACCAAATGCTTTAGTATTAAATTGTACTAATGTTTTTAATGAATCAGATGTAACAAATGTCATTAATGTGTCAACTTGTGCATTACCTGCATCACCAAGCATCCACTCGTACTTGCCAACTTTCTTTTGAATCTTTTTAATTGACTCAGGATTGTTTGCTACTTTTTCTAAAACAGCAATAAGTTTTGCTTTGTTTGGATTGTCTTTGTTAACCCAGATTGCTTTTTGTAAACCATCGCGAAATGATTTTGCAAGTTTATACGCATCATATAAATCGCTACTTGGCTCTTCACCATACATATCTACAAACTGTTGTTCCATTTGAATACCTGGATAGTTTGGATCATCTGCGTGTGTACCGTCTGACTGTAGAATACCATGATGGAACCAAAGACGTGCATCACCTTTGTCGATCACTGGCTGTACATGCTTTTTGAAACTTGCAGGATTTTCTCTAGTACCATGTAGTTCTCCACGCTTAAATGCTAAACGTCTTTCATTACCTTTCATACCTTTAATCCAGTTTACTTTTTCTTTAAAGCAAGCAATATATGCTTCTGTACTTGGTAAGTTACCACACTTTAGTAATGTCATTGCAATTCCCTCAGGAATTTTTCCGCCACCACCACTAAACGAAGTAGGTGTATCACCGTATGGATCGTGGTCTCCGAATACTGCGGTAATAATATTTAGATTCATAAGACCGATACTATCGTAATCTTTATAGTTGTAGTCAACTTTTTCGTTAAGAAAACTTATACCGTTTCCTCCGTTACTGACCATAAGTGTTTTATCATCAAATCTAAATTCATTATGAAATTTGTTAAAGCCTGGAATATCTCTTGCACCTTTAATATGCTTGAGAATAATCTTCTCTCCATCTAAATATTTTTCCATCTCTGTGGCAACAATTTGTGCCCATTGACTTGTTCCACCACCTGGCTTTTGTGGAACAATCATTGTATAATCAGCCAGTGCTGATGTTGTAAATCCTAGTAATGCTACTAGTGTTAGTAAACTTTTATGCATAGTCTATCCTTCCTTTTCTAAATATGCTGTATAAAAATACACCAATGGTAATTACTATTAGTGTCATGAATATTGGTCTGGTGATCAATGTGTCTAGAGTATATAACCCTGTTATCTGTAGTGTTAGTCCTTCAACTTTTTCTGCTAAGATATATCCTATTAAACATGCAGGTCGACTAAATTTAAAATGTCGCATAGTAAATCCTATACAAGAAAATATTGCTAACATTGCTAAGTCTTCCCAGCCACCAGTGTATTGCATTGAAGTAAAAATTATCAATGCTAATAGTACTGGAAAATAATATTTGTATGGCACTGCGGCTAGTTTACTAATTGGTTTAATTAGTAACATACAAATTAATGCAACAATTACAGTTGCTCCTAAAAAGCCAAATGTCATGGCTGTGAACAACTGAGTATCATCTGCTATATCAGGTGTACCTAGTTCAATATTCAGATACATAAACAAACTCATAAGTATGGCGGCAAATTTTGCTCCGGGTATTCCAAATATAACAGTAGTAATCATGCTTGTTGCTTTTTGTGCATTGTTTGCACCTTCTGGTCCTATAACACCTTTGATGTTACCGTTACCAAATTTCTCTTTTGGATTAGCGGCTACTGCTTGACCATATGCCATCCAGTCTGCCATTTGTCCTCCAAGTCCTGGAAGTAACCCAATAAATGCACCAATGAATCCTCCACGCAATGCAAGCCATCTATTATCCCAACTTGCTTTTATTCCTGCCCATAGTTCTCCTTTACGAATTTGACTATCAGCAGTACTATGTTTTAAAAACAAACCTCTTGTAAGTTCTGGTATAGCAAACAAACCTGCGGCAACTGCCATAATCTGTATGCCATCTTCTAAATAAAACCATCCCATTGTCATTCTCGGTTCATTGTTATCTGGATTAACACCCACCATTCCTATTAGTATTCCGAATGCAATAGCCAATATACTACGTAGCCAATATTGATTACTTAAAAATCCTACAGTTGCTAGTGCAAGTAATGTAAACGCCCACAGTTCTGGAATACCAAATATGTATATTAGGTTAGTGTACCACGGAAGTAATAAAAATACTAAACAACCCCATAGCAATCCATTTACTGTACTAGTTGTAACTGCGGCACTAATAGCATATCCTGCTCTGCCTTTTTGTGCAAGAGGAAATCCGTCTACCATAGTAGCCGCGGCACTATTTGCACCAGGAATACCTAATAGGATTGCAGTAAAACTATCTCCAGTTGTACTTGCGGCTACTACAGCCATTATAAAAATAACACCCAAATAAGGGTCATATGCAAAGTAACTAATAAATCCAAATAGTGCAATTAATCCTGTACTTGCTCCTGCACTAGGAATAATTCCTATTATTAATCCATATAATATACCTGCAAATAATATTGCAATAGATTCTAGCATTATAATCTCTCCATAGCGAATCCACAGCCGAGTAGACTGCGTAATAAAAAATTTAATGAAAATTTATTACTGAACTTCTGCTATAGAGCGTTAGTAATAATGTATATCTATTTAGTACGCCAAACAAAGTACAATCTATTTTTATGTGTATCAGTTCTGAGATCTAAAATATCAACATTAAGTTGATCTGCACAGTTTACAATAAAATTAGCGTCCCAAGGATAAAAACTAATCCAAGTTGATTCATCTTTGTCATGCGGTAGTCCAGGGTTTGCTCTAAAGAACATTACTGCACCCGGATTACACAAACTGACTGCATGCTCTAATTCAGCAAATATTTTATCAGTACTACCAAAGTTAATTGAACCTAGTGCTAGTGTAGCGTCAAACTTTTCTTTAGGATGATAGTCCAATAGTTTAACTTGATAGTCAGATTTTTTATTGTAAGGATCTATTCCCACAAGATTGTGAATTTTGCCTTTGAATTCGTGATATCCGCAACCAATGTCAAGCACACGTCTTGGTTTGAGACTGTTTACTTCATCTATTAGTGTAAGTCCACTATACTTGAACTTTTTCATATGGCCCTGCCACACTTCGCCAAAATAACGAGCAAGTACTTTATCGTCTATTCTGTCTACTAGTTCACCTATATTATGATAATCCACATCTTCTAGCTCAACATCAAACGTACCTTGTATTGCTTGTCTGAGAGTGTCAGGGTTGCGTAACAATTGAGGACTGGTATGTATAACTTGTTCAAGTTTGTGTAAAATTTTATGATTCATACGGTTTATACTCTGTTAAAAACACGTCATTGTGTTTATTATGTTGTACCCATTGTAACATATGTTCTTGGGCAAAGTCAAGTATTAATTTGTTCTGTTGTGCAATTTGTTTTCGCATGCCAGCTTCATCAACATACCAATCATAGTTGGGATATGTAATATCGAACCCGCCTGCTTTAAGCCACCAATCTAAGCTCGCATCATTTGGTCTGTACACCAGTTTAATAGTTGCAGTGGGATATTGATTGATAATCTGATCAAAGTAGTAGGGCCACTCATGGCTCATTAGTAATTTAATACCTGTGCTATTAAATGGTGCTAGTAAGTTTTCTATATTAAGATCAACAGGAAACTCCATTCCGGTACCAAAGTAACTCTCTTTGTGTCCACTAAATTCGTTATGCTCATAAACTCTGTGTGGTGCTCTGTCACTGGTATCATACCGGGGATCTTGTTTTATTTCTCTGGCAATGCCACTCCATTTACTGCCAGGCACGCCAGTAAAAAATATCAAATCTGTATCGTTCATATTAGCTCTTTCTAGATGTCCAAATTATAATTGCACGTTTTCCGTCTAGTCCGTGATTAAAATAGTTATCACTACAATGATATTTAAATCTGTCTGCGGCAAAACAACTGCCTTTCTTCCATTTGAATGTAGTTTCTACAGTCAGATATTGTAGTACATTAAAGCCTGTAAATGGTTTAAAATCTTTTTCCCATGTATCTTCGTCAACTGCTGGATTCTCATATGGATCAATTCCTAATTTTTCCGCCATCTCAA